CTCCCATTTACAAACGTGGAGTTATAGAGCATGAACAAATTACATGGGTTAGTCGCAGAAGGCTGAGTAATTGTAATATTAGAATTATTAAAGAAAGTAAGAGAGCTATCGCCAACAAACCCAGTAAAACAATTGGTGATGTTAATTCCGTTTGCACCTGTAAAGGTATAAATAAGAGAGTCTCGATAACTATTAGCCACACGACCAAAATTATCAAAATTACAATTCCTTAAATAAATTTTACCAGCCGATTGTTGAATTGCTGTATTCGAACCACCACCGCTAAACTCAACACCTCTTACAAACAACACTGTCTTATTTGAGTTTTGGTAAACAATTGATGAAGAGCCTGTATTAGAAAATTTAACATTCCCAGGAAGAGTTTCATTTCCAACAATCTCAATCATTGTCTCCAAACCAATATCTTCCATCTCTCGCGAAATACAATCAGGCACATCAAAAGAAGTTGCTGGATAAGTTCCATCGGCTACATTGATAATATATTTTCCGCCTCCTACCAAGATCGCTTGGCTGATAGCATGCGAAATAGTTAACCAAGGACTGGTCGGATCATAACCCAAATTACCATCATTTCCTGAAGGATCCACAAACACATTGAACAGATAATTGGTTGCGGCGGTATAACCTACATTGGTGCGAACGATTTCAGTGACAGGATGTCTGGTAAATGCCGTGCTAGTTTTTAAAAGAGTAATGTCGCTTGAATCAACAAAAGGAATTGAATTCACATTTCCTATAAGTGAAACCGCTCCTGCACTACCAATTGCAATCTCCCAATCAGAATCGATTGTTGGTCCACCTGCCCAGGTATTTTTTAATCTATAAGTGTTTCCATCCGCTCGAACAGCGACTAAACAAAGATGTTCTAATCGTGCCACTGGAATTGCATTTCTTGCAGTTGTGGTCGCAACCGTACGCATTCCACCTAACCCATAAAGTGGATTAGTTACCGGGTAGGTATCCGCGGTATCTGATGGTACAATCTGACCACCAACGACTGTTCCTGGAATGACTGACATTTAAACCTCTTATAAAATTTGCCAAGTAACACTTGCTGCACTATAAGTGTTGTTTGTTCTTAAAATATAATAATTCTGAGTAAAGCCTGACGCATTGGTCAAAGAGACCGTTGTGATCGTATAATCTGTAAAAGTGAATCCATTAAATAAAGTTGAAGCTGGAGCTCCAAACGAAGTAGGATAAGCAATATAAAGATAGTTAGCTCCACCACCCACTGACGCATCAAAAATATAACTGACTGCTCGAGAGCTTGCGAGCACCACTGATGAGCCAAAGTTAGAAACAATTTGTCCTCCTGTTGTTAAAACAGAAGAGTTTACGCCATGATAGATACCTGGTAAGAAAGCATAACTAGCTGTCCCTGTCGACGTCGACGTTCCATCACCCACGGTTGCTGTAAAGGTTGTGTTGGAGGTCACTGCACCACTGGTATCTGTATAAGGCGCTTCTGATCCTCCCGCAGGATTTGGAGAAGGATAGGTATGAATCAATCCTGTCCCAGAACGACTGAGGGTTAAACTTGTGATTGGATCTGAACGTCTGGTTGTTGTTGGAGTTAAAATTGGTGTGGCAATTGAGGTTCCGATCTCTCGAACTCCAGCAGAAGGATTGAGGACAAGGCTAACCAAAGGTCCCTGATAAGGATATAATTCTTCGCGTAGTGTTGTTTGTACCAAAATTGGTGTAGTTCCCAGATCTCTACCTGAAGGAATACCACCAACCGTAGCTGTTGTTACTCCTAAAGGAGTCCAGTAACCACCTCCAGAAGGTGACTCGGATGTTCTTGAATCGGACATTTATTCCTCAACTTAAAAACCCAAAAGTTCTTAACGCATTATAAACTTTTTGAAGCATGTCTTGCTCTGTAGTTCCATAAGTGTTGCTCGCGTTTTTAGCCCCACCACTTTGTTGATTTGCAAGAGTTACCCCAGCAAATCCAAATTTGGATTCTACAGAAAGATTAGTAATGGTTTCTTTTTCAGAAGATTTTGAACTAGCCATTATTTCCCTCTACTTAATCTCAATCTTAAAGCGTTGGTCGCATTGGTTGTGACTCGCTTAATTCGAAAACGTTCAATAATAATGTCGGTATCAAAAAACCAAACCCCTGAAGAAGTATGTGTGGCCGCACCTGTTAAGATGTTGGTCACATCACTCCAATCAGCAGAACTTGGATCAGAGACACAACGTCCCCATTTATTAGGATTGTCTTGTAAGACAAACTTAGTAGCTCCAGCAGTAGTTGGACCGATAGCTGAACTTAGTACCAAAGCACCAGTAGCACCCGTATGACCTACTACCTCACGAACTAAACCAACATTAGATGGAGTAACATCGTCTTGAACAATTCGAATATAGATCTGATTGAGATCAGTATCGACAGGAAATAGAGAGGCCAAAGAGAGAGCAGTGAGCGTGGCGCCAGTCCCATCTGTAGACGACGCCACCGCACTGATATTTTGACCGTGGTAATTATCTACACCAATATTACACATCTCAATAGTAAGAGTAGTGTTTTGAATGATGTGCTGGAGAGAAGAGTGCTTAAACCCATCTCTCATATAATCAATATAGGTGTAGGAGGTATTTGCGTTTCCAAGTTGACCATTACTAACACTGGTGATCAACCCATCGAGAGAACCAGTTTCCCTTGAATATACTTTTCCCATTTTAGCCTTTCATGCCCCTGATCGGGCGCAGGGTTTTATTAGGCTTTCACTACCAAACAATTAACTTGTTGCTCTGAAAGCGAAGTATTCTAAAACGTGATCGGTAGAAGCGTCTCCACTCATCGTGACTGTGATTGATCCTGCTCCTGCAACTGCGGCAACAACACTACGAGGTGTAGCCCCAGCAGTTTTAACTACCACCACAACTCGATCTGAAGCAGAGATAGAGACATCACTGATATTTTCAGTAGTGCCACCACCGACAGTGGTAAAGGTACCTGCGGTTGCCACCATATGCGAAGCGTTGATTCCTGAAGCAAGCTTTGCTTTTGTCACTGCTAAAGAATTGATTTTTGCGGTAGTTACTGCATTGTTCGCAATCGTCAAAACCCCGGTAGGACTCATGGTGGCATCACCTCCCATAGTCACACCCGAAATGAAGTTGAAAACGTCTGCTACTAAAATGTTTCCAGAAGTACTTCCTTGAAGCTTATTTAAGGAAATAGCAGCCGAAGGACTAATGTCAGCATCGACAATCACGCTTGGAGCAATTGCAGTTACTCCAGTACTTGAGATAGTAATGTCTCCAGTAACAGATCTTGCCTGGGCTTCATTTGAAAGATTTCCAATAAAAATACTTCCTTGATTAAGTGGGATTGGCCCACCACCTCCTCCACCCGCAGAAGTCCAAGAAGGTGAAGCAACAGAACCACTGTTAAAATAAGCAGTGCTATTGTCTGTTCTTAAAATAACACAACCACGCTGGAAGATATTTGCAGTAGTAGGCGGTGCCCCAGTACACTGGGCAAACACCGCCAAACCTGTTGCATCTACCAGGGCTATATTACAAGTATCACTGAGTTTAGCGAATAAGTTAGATCCTGGCATTGTTGTCTCCTATTAAGCTCCAGTTGAACCGTACCATCCATACCAAGAACCATGTCCGGTATCGAAACGAGTGGTTACTTTGGATTTCAAAGCACCTGCATCAAAGTCTTCAAAAGACTTCATCACAGGAGACTTACGATCGTAGAACATTAATTTATGTTCAGTACATCCAATGAACCAAGCATCGGTGTCGGTTAAGTAAGGAGAGTAAACAGGTTTAATGCTGTAATCTTTAATGACGTTGATATCGTTGTTGGTAGTTCCAGGACGATAGTCCGAATTCAACAAGATCTTTGCGTCATAGATTCCCGCAGTAGAAACCAGTAAGGTCTTAGGCATGAAGTAAGTTTTTAAACCTTCATGAGTCAGCCAATTTGCAATGTTGGTCAAAGCTTCTTTAATTGAAGCATCGGCCAAATCTGCATCGACTGAAGGCTTATTGGCTTGAACACCACCGGCCTTAATTAATGGATGAGATACCGAGAACAAAGGCACACCATCATATCCAGTTGCGGTGAATCCGTTGTTGAAGTTGTCAAAGAAAAGCTGTTGACGAATGTGGTGAATCGAAGCACCAAGAGATCGGTAGATATCTTGAACTTGATCCCATTTGTCATCTTCAATCATTTCTTCGGTTACCTTCACACCAATTCCATATTTGAGGAAGGTGAATGTCTTCGCATTTCCTTGAACGATATCATCATAAACCATCGATGAACCTTCAGGGATTAAGCTTGCCATTCCCACACCACTTTGTTCTGTGGTTTGAGTTCCCCATCCTTGTCCTGCCTTGTAGTTTGCCAATTCAGGAATCAAATCAGGAAATTGACGTTGGGTAGAGAAGTAGATTTCTTCTAGCGCTGGAAGCGCATTTTCAAAAAACGTATCGGGTGTTATCGCACGATTAATCATTTAATCCTCCATTATACACCAGCGGTACCAGTGCCGCCTTTAAGATCATGGTTATTAAGAACAACTTCTAAACGATTGAATTCTCCAAACGCATTACCGTTACGTTTAGAAAGCCCAATTACTTTTAAAGGAAGGGTTGCTGTCGTGTTACCGCTGCTCTCATCAATTTCCATAATGGAGCGGCCATTTGCGGGAGTGCCGGTGACGATAGTGGCATTCAGATTTAATCCCGTCTGAGCGGTAAGTGTTCCAGTGCCATCATCGGTTTGAGCTTCATACACAATACCAGGATCAGTATAAGCTGCAATTTCAGAACCTGAACTAGCGCTAGCAGATTGAGCTGCTACACCAGACACGGCCCCTGAAGCCCATACGTTCCAAGTACCAGCAGAATCGCGAACCAAAGGATCGCCTACACCGATTACGGTATTGGTTGCGTTTAACTTTACAGCCTCAGTTCGGATCTCCCCACCATTTATATGGCGGATGGGAGTAAATCCATTTGGATTATCTCTGTTTGCCATTTATTCCTCCAATTAATCAAAGCCCAACTGCTCGACGCTCTTGCCAGGTCGCTGAATGGTGACTTCCATTGATTCCACCATCTCGCGATTGCCTCGGCTTCGGAGTTTGTTCAAAGCAGCATCGGACAAGTTTTTTCGATAAGCTAATGCCTTACGTTTAGCTTCCATGCGATCTTTAGGCATGAATGCTAAAACGAGATCTCCATTCTTTACGTCTGTTCCACCTTGCCCTTGATGTCCCCAAGGACTGATCAAACATTCCCCTTTTGAATTTGCTTCATTGATGGGCTCCCAACCGCGTCGATCAAAGCCACCTGATCTTTCTAAGAAAGAACGAGAGACAAATCGATAAACTCGATCTGGTTGCATATTACCGACCATGAAACCATCTTGAGGAATTATTCCACTTCGATAGTCTTGATTCTGTGCTAAAGCTCCAGAAGGAGATTTAGAAACACTACCTTTTGACTGTTGGTTTGACATAATGTAATTAAGATTAGTTCAATGGTAGAGTTTTAAACTCTACTAGTCAACTATTTTCTTCTCCTTGGTTGAAAATCTTTATAGATTTCTTTGGCACGTTCTGGAGTGATTCCGAGGCGAGCGCAAAGCTCGAGTTGGATTTCGTTAGCACCTTTGCCTTTAATGACAGGATTTCCAAATCCACCAATCTCTAAGGAATCAGGAGGGGGAACTTCTTTAAGCTGTCCATTGACGGACATTCGACTGATCACACGGGCAGCAGCATTATAGACAGCATCGGGTTCATAAAGATTCTTGCCATCTCTACTTTTTCCAATCACCTTCATTTGGGCGAGCTCTTCCTCAACCTTCTTTTTTACTTCAGGAAGTTTTATATGCGGGAATTCTTGGCCCGCTTTTGTGTCCCAAAAGAGGCAATCGTTTTCATACTTTTTGGTTGCTTCAAACTCTTGCTTAAGTTGCCCGACTTTTTTGTCAGCAATTTTGGTAGCGAGCTTTTCGATTTTGACTTCCTCTTCTTTGTCGTAATCAGAGAATTGGCTTCCAGAATCATTGTCCTCTCCTTTTTTCAAACTCTCTACTTTTGTCTCTAAGACAGAAGTTTTTTCATCCACTCGATTTCCAAGCAGTGTGATGTTGCTTGAGATTTTCTCAAGCTGTTTAGAAAAGTCTTCGCTGAACCGTTTAAAGTCCAGCGAAGGCTCTTGGTTTTGAGTGTTGTCACTCATAAGAGTAAGCCTCCTAATTAATAGGTTTTTTGTTTTTTTGCTTTAGGCATAGGTTTAGCCTTAGGCATGGGTTTCGCTTTGGAAGAGTCTTTAGTCTTCTTCCTGAGTTTCATTGTTGGCATCCTTTTCTCCTTTCCTTTTGCGAATTAGACTTCTGGTCTTCCAGAGATCTAAAATCGCATCGATTCGTCCTTTCCAATAAGCGGTTGTGGTAGCTCGATTAGGATCTTCGATCGGCACACTAATTAATCTTAAGATTGCGGACTCACGCAGGTCCGCCTCCACCTTGATCAGCGCCTCCCATTCCGGCATTTGGAAGAGCAGGTCGAGCGCCTCCTTGATTTGGTAATCCACCTTGTCCATCATGTCCTCCTTGTGTTGCTTCATTTACCTGTCCGGGGCCTACACCGGCTTGACGCGCACCCATTGTAACGGGAAGCTCAAGGCCTGATTGGTTCGGCATGGCTGGAACAGAATTGAGCATGGTTAAAAATTTTTGGTGAGTTTGAATGGCTTGACTGAAAAGAAGATCTGCGATCGGTGAGTTCACCCCAAGACGTTTTCCTTCTTGGTAATCTTCTGAGTTCACGAACTGAACCAACCCTTGAATCTTGGCTTGATGATCATCATTCATGACAATCATGGGCATGTGGCCATTGGTGATCGAGGTGATCTCGGCAAAAAGATTTAAAGGTTTTTGTGTAAGCTGAGGACGAGTGATGTACTTATCAATATCCTTCTTACCGCTCTTCTCCAGCATGTCTCGAAGGATGTAGTACATGTTTTCAGGCTGCACGATTCCTGTTTGAATCGCGAGCTGAGTCATCAGCGTTTGACCTATAGCAAGCGCATCTTGCCTATCTTTCTCAGGATTGAATTGTGCACTATTTGCGGTAAGATTAAATTTGTATCGACCGGTAGTGAGCTGTTGACGAAGAACCGACTCTTGTAACATCTCTCCTGTTTGAGTATTGAAGAGTGGTTCTCCATTTTCACCCAACACCTTAAGCATAATCACTGGTTCAAGACGGGCTCCTAAATCCGATAGAATGCCTCGAAGCAGTTTATCAAAGCCGACTCGGAAACGATCGAGATACACATCCAAAGGAAGCTGAGATTCTTGAAGTAAGCTTTGAAGTCCTGAGGTAGAACGGAGTGGACCTACAGGACCAGAAACAACACCTTGCATATACGAAGGCATGGCGGTCAAACGATCGGCATAAGATTGAGCTAAGTTTTCTTCTTGAAGCGCCCACGAAGTTACGTTCGGGAAATTCATAGCCTTCACATCACTGGCAGGATCATCCACAGGATAAAACTTACCGGGAGAAACTTCGATGGCTTCTTTATCAAGTCCTGAAGTGGCACGGTAAAATCCCCAAGGCACATTCGCGATCAAACCCGATGCTCTTCGAATATTGTGGAAGTCATCCACTTCCATATTCAAAGAATAAAGCATCTCAGGAAATCCTCGTGAATAGGCACTTCTAGGACGTTTGATTAAATCGAATTTATAGATGGGTCGTTTGCCATCTCGGCATACACGATCGAGATAAGTCTTCTTTAAAAAGACTTTTGCTTTTAAATTGGCTGTAAAAATATATTCTTCGAAGATGCCATCTTTATCGAGATCATCACGGTAGAAAATAATATCGGTAACAAGTTCCTGATTTTTTACATTTAAGTTTTCGTTGATTCCTTGAAGGCGCTTTCGTTCTTCTCGAAGATCTTGTTTGATACTGGAATTAAATCCACGACCGACTAATAAAGCTTGATCCACCGCATCTTCATCAAATTGGCCAAGCATCTTCGCACGGATATAATCTTCTTCAGTTCGAGGGACTTCAATGCAAACCATTTTCGGATGATTGAGATCTCCACTGGTGGGAATGTATTCAGGAAAATAAATACATTCATGAGGAACTGTTTCTAAAATAATTCCTGAGAATGTAGTGATAACCTTTTTGATTTCTCGAAATTCTTTTTTCTTTAGAGGAGGACGTCCTCGTTTTTTCGCCTGTGCCACTTCCGCTTGGAGCTCTTGTTGTTCTTGTAAGAAAGCTTCTGGATCTACATTTTTGACGCAGTCCACAAACATACGCTGAATGATATCCCAACGCTTATAGATAATGGCCCAACCATCAGAACCTAAGTCCCAAAGCAACTCATCGAGCACCGGCTTCATGCCTTGTTGATCATTGATCTCATCACGCAGATACCACTGCATCACTTCCTTCACCGCGATCACATCTTGAATGGTCACTTTGTTTAAAGGAGTGACTGTAAACATTGGATCAAAACCAGTAATGGTTTTGTACATACGAGCATGCCAAGCTTGGAGCTTTTCGTGGGTAACAGGAATGTGAAAGTAAGGTTGGCCTTCGATAATGGAGGGATGCTTGTAATCTACAAAATTATCCCACTGATAAAGGTATTCCAGTTTTCGCTGATACCATTCGGAGCGAGACTCATCGATCATTTGCTTTTCGCGAATGATCTTTGACATCAATTCATCTTCATCAAATTCAATCATAACCAAACGGTCAATAGGATCGGCCTTGATGATCTTGTTTTCATTTTCTTCAATATCCATAGTAATCCTCTTTTTAGTTTGAGAATGCGGTTCCTAAAATTTTTGGGGTTTTAAAGTGAGGTTTCTCGACGACGATGTAGTGAAGACAATCGAGGAGTTCGTCGTTGATCTTTTTGACTTCTTCGGTCATGCCGTAGGTTTCGGGGTCGCGCTTATCATCCCACACATAGTTCATGAACTCGTGATGAACTTGCCGACAATTATCGAAGACAAAGAGCCAAGGCTTTCCACTTCCATCCTTACCTTCTAAGGCTTGTCGTACGAGCATTCGCGAGACGGCTTTTTGATTTTTCTTTCGAGCGAGGCGAGTATGCAAACCAATGTTGCTTAACCGAGATCTTGCAGTTTCTCTTTTATTCCAATCGGGAGTTTCAGAAGAGGAATCGATTAAATGACAGACCACATTGTATTGAGAACTTACATCAAGAACTTCACGACCAAAGTCTTCAATGCCAGCGTTGTAATAAATCTCATTACAAATATACCACTCTTCCTCAGGAGAGACCGCCAGATAAAGCGCAGCATTTGGTTTGCGAGTGTGAGGGTCAATAGCACACCATACCGGCCAAGTGCGCGGAATAGGGAAAGGAGCAATGCGGTGAATTTTCGAATCATAGGCAGTATACACCCTTCCTACCAAGTGTTTGAATTGTCCGTAGACACGAGCAGCGCGTTCAGCTTCTGGGATTTTTGAAATAAAGGATTCGGCTGCCCCACGATCTAAATGCCCTCCATTTTCTTTGAGGGCATCATAGATGGAGCCTTGAAAGACTTCGATGTCAGGGTCTTTGCTCAAAAAGATTTCGTTGTAGATCCAAGGTTCAGAAAGAGGAGTGAGTGTGAAATAGAGAGGACCATTAGAAACCAGGAGAGAGCGGAGGCATGCGGTGTAGATGGTTCTTCGACAAGGTTCGTCGATCCACACCATGTCGGTGAGATCGCCTTCGAAACTCATGTCATCTTGTTCACCCGACATGAAAGAGATTACGGATTCTTTTCCGTTATCTCCGAGGATGATCATGCGAACAATCACACCTTGAGAGTTTGGTTTTTCTTTGATGAGTCTGGACTTTGGAACCCACTTACGGATCTCAGGGATAATGGTATCTCGGATTCCGCGTTCGAAACCAAGTGAGCCCACAACACGGCAAATTTTTCCGCCTTGCAAGGCAAAGCGAATTAAGCGGATGGCACCCGCGGTCGTCTTCCCAATTTTATTGGCCGCGATAAAAGCCGTAATCCTTTTCTTAGAATTTAAGAAAGGACCTTGGGCACGATTCGGTTTGAATCGATCAATCTTTGTTTCTTCGAGCTGTTGTTCCTTCTGGCGGAGTGCTTTCAATAACTGGATCTTCTGATCGGGTGTTAATGAGTTTCGCGACTTCGCTTTCTGGAATCTGTCGAATGATTCTTGTGATATCACGATCGATTTCTTCCTCAGTCATTTTGTTTATATCTCCGAGTAAGGAGATTTGACGTTCGACTGGTTTACCCATGACTCGATCTAAAACCTTCGAAGCTGCTGATTCGCGAAGCCTATTGTCTCCAAAGACCATGCAATGAATTAAGGTCTTGGCGGCAATTGGGCCTGCTAATTGCAAGATAGCTTCTGGGTCTTTGATTTGATTGAAGCGCTTGAAGATCGGTAAGAACTCCATCATCGATTCCATGAAGATCTTCCGTTCATCCATGTCTTCATTCAAATCCTCTTCAATCTCGTAGGACTCTTTTGGCGTGTACATTTCAGTCGCCATTTGAGCTTCGAGCTTGTCGTAGATCTCGCTACGAGACGGTGCTTGTCCGTAATAAGGAGCGTCCTTTCCAGATGGAGCTTGACCCTTTTGGAAAGGACTTCCCTTTGGGAGTCTTATACTTTTTGGCATATGGTCATGTATGGTAACGTATGTTAATTTAATTGTTCACAAGATAAAAGGCAAGGTAAATGTTTTAACAAGAGTTTAAACATACTTTTTAAGACACTTTTTGAGAGGTGAAAAGCCGCGCTAAATACGGTGAATTGGATTTTAGCGGGTAATGAGAATAAATTCAAAAAAAATGCTGTGAACAAGTTGTGAAAAACTTTCCCTCTAAGCGGCAAAAATTTCCCCTGCTACTTGCTTTATACTAAATACTAATTAGTAAAAAGCATGACGCGAAGTGTCGACGTAAATATTTGAAAATAAAATTGTTTTCGCGTTGACACGGCGTTTACACAAATTTACAATCGTTTACTCAATTTACAAAAATTTACCGTTTACACCTTAACCAACAGGAGGGGATATGGGTTACTCTAAGCTCTTCAGTGAAATTGTCATGTCTACAATCTGGAGAGAGCCTAATCACGTGCGTATTGTGTGGATTACCATGCTTGCGCTAAAGGATCGATTTCATTGTGTAAATGCTTCTATACCTGGGCTTGCAGATGCAGCTAAGGTAAGTATTGCTGAGTGCGAAGAGGCGTTACGGATTTTGTTATCACCCGATCCGTACTCACGAACGGTGGAAAATGAAGGGCGGAGGATCAAAAAGGTGGAAGGGGGATGGGCGGTGCTAAATGGTGAGAAATACAGGAATAAAATGAGCTTAGATGAGCGTCGAGAATACCAACGAATCAAGCAAAGAGAGTACCGACAAAAGGTCAAAGACGAATTGGAAGCCAAACAGCAAGAAGAAAAAGATGAACAAAATCAACGCTCGTCAATGTTTTGTCAACAAAACAGTCAACAGTTGACACATACAGATACAGATACAGATACATATTCAAATACAGAA